GTATCTACGTGTACTCGTTTGCCCTCAAGCCCGAGGAACTTCAGCCAAGCGGCACGTGCAATTTCAGCCGTATCGACATGGCCCAGATTGCCGTGAATCTGAAGACGGGTATGCCCGCCCTGAGCCAGCAGATGTTCGCCGTCAATTACAACATCTTGCGTATCCAGTCGGGTCTCGGTGGTCTTGCGTTCGCAAACTAAATTTTCTCGAATTTCTCGTCAATTTTTTTTCTTGGGGACTAGTACCAAGCGATCATGGCCGGAGGACTTATGCAGCTCGTTGCTTACGGCGCGCAGGATGTGTACCTGACGGGCCAGCCCAAGGTGACTTTCTTCCAGGCTGTGTACAAGCGCCACACCAACTTTGCGATGGAGAACATCCAGCAGACGGTGAACGGCACCCCTTCCAACGGTGGCCGCGTGTCCGTGACCATCGCCCGCAACGGCGACCTGGTCGGTGACATGTACATCCGCCTCGTGCCCGCCCCTCTGACCAGCGCCAACCTGACCTCCACCAACGCCAACTTCGACATGTCCTGGGTGGCTGAGCGCTCCATTGCCGACATTGAGCTGACCATCGGTGGCCAGCGCATTGACAAGCACTACCAGACCTGGTGGCGCCTGTACGCCGAGCTGTTCCTCTCCGAGAGCGAGAAGATCAACTACGGCAAGATGACTTCCAGCCCCAGCCCAATTACGGATACCGCCAACCCCAACAGCGTGTACCTGCCCCTGCTGTTCTTCTTCAACCGCAACCCCGGCCTGTACCTGCCCCTGATTGCCCTGCAGTACCACGAGGTCCGCCTGGATTTCGACCTGACCAGCTACTTCACCAGCTATTTCACCCCCGTGAGCGGCAGCGCCGTGTTCGAGGTGTGGGCCAACTACGTGTACCTGGACACTGAGGAGCGTCGCCGCTTCGCCCAGAAGGGCCACGAGTACCTGATCGAGCAGGTGCAGCACACCGGCGGTGATGCCATCACCCTGGCGGGCACCCCATCCCTGGCCGCTTCCGCCACCGCCCAGACCATCCGTCTGTCCTTCAACCACCCAGTGAAGGAGCTGATCTGGTGCTACATCAACACCAGCTCCACCGCGTACAACTCGCTGTGGAATTTCTCCACCAGCGCCGCCAACGTGCAGGTGACCTGCAACGCCTGGTCGACCATTTCCCAGGGTGCTCTGCCCCACACCATCGGCGCTCCCCGCATCGCCGCCACCTCCAATGCCGCTTGGATTGAGGAGGGCTCGTCCAACGTGACTGCCTCCTCCAACGTCGAGGTCGGCCCCCTGTACAATTTCAAGCTGGTGCTGAACGGCCAGGACCGCTTCAAGGAGCAGCAGGGCAAGTACTTCAACCAGTACCAGCCTTACGTGTACCACAGCGGTGTGCCATACCCCGGTGTGTACTGCTACAGCTTCGCGCTGCAGCCCGAGGAGCACCAGCCCACCGGCACTTGCAACTTCTCTCGCATTGATAACGCCCAGGTGGCGATCAACATCAAGGGCGCCGCCACCACCCCTCTGCAGAAGATGTTCGCGGTGAACTACAACATCCTGCGCATTCAGTCCGGAATGGGCGGGCTCGCGTTCAGCAACTAAATCCTCACATACTTGTGTTTCAATCTTAAAAACGGCCTGCCGGGTTCGCCCGGGCCTCAGGCCCAAAAGTGCCAAGACTTTTGGGACTGAAACTAAAAATTTAGATATATTAATGAGTGCCCCCGGGCCAGCGACCGTCATTAACTTGGCGCCTGCTTTCACATGCCTCGGTGCTGGAGCTCAAATGTCAATGGACCTTTTTGCCATTCCTTGTACATTGATTTGCTGTATCATTATCGGTATTCTAGCTATGAACTCGAAGAATCCACAGGGCCAAATTTCAGGTGTTGGATGGTTCCTTGGGATAGTCGCTGCTTGCTGCGTATGTAGCAGTGTTTCGGGAATAGTAGATTACATGAAACAGAAATCCATACTTGCATCCTCACAATGTTCATCTTAACGCGAAACAATTTCCCACTTTGCCGAGTCTGCCGAAAACGCTTGCTCAATCACAGCCATGCACATGTCTGGATCAAAATTGGGTGAACAACAAAACACGTCAATATAAATTCTGTTATGTTCCGGGTAAGTGTGCGCACTGAAATGACTTTCGGCCAATACCAGAACTCCCGTTGATCCGTGAGGCTCAAATTGGTGAAAAGCTCGGGCAACGACGTTGAACCCACACTTTTCAGCGATTTGAATCATTATTGTCTCGAGGTGTGTTGCACACGAGACCCACACACCATCGATGTGACCTACCAAGTGCTTCATGCATGTTTAGGGGTTGCTTATTTTATATACAATTAGACCAAGTGCAAAAATGATATACAAAAGGCCGAAAAAACGCTGTCCCATTTGATTCTGATCCTTGGAGCTCGCCTCGACAAAGTTGCTGACACCCAAAGCTCCCAAAATGAGAACGAGAAGAAACATGAAAGCGATATCCGACTTAGAGTCAGCCATTTATATATTATTACAAAATAAATGGACTCGCTCACGGGTGCTGACCTCGTGAAACATATTCAATACCTGAATCCTGGTGCAAGCATCGAAGAAATTCTCGATCAGACTCGGACCATATCACTCAAACGAATTTTAGTTCAAATTCAAAAGATACCGTACGAAACACCCATGGACCTTCTTGAGGATCTGTGCGAATTTCAATTGACAATTGAAGACATCAAGACCATTATGGGATGGTACGGCAAAGACGCGAAACTCCTCAGTGAGTCTCGGTCTTTCGGGACTATTTATGAATACATGTCTTCTAAGGGTAAGAAGGTCCCGTGCTGCTGCTGGAGATGGTAACCTCAGTGTACCAAAAGTACAAAAAATACAGGCCCGTGACCATCAGAAAGGTTGCCCTGATCACCTCGGAGGGAACCTTGCGCCGGTCTGGATTCATGAACGCCTGGAGGCCAATGAGAATCATGACCAGGGAAACTACGAGAATCAGGGTATCGTAGAGTGCCATATTTACTAGAAGAAAACATTAGTTTTCTTCCCGCGGATAAAAAATAGAAAACTAGTCTGTGCAAAGGTCAGGATGAGTTTTGGTACACTCATAAACCCCACGTTCTTAGAGGCGGTGCTCGAGGCGACCGGTGGGTTTGCACCCGTCCATCCACACGTGCGGTCACCAGACGTCCCGACCGTTCAATGTGAACTCGACGATACATGGAAAGAATTTGAAAAGGAACTCGGTAATTTTAAACGTAAATTCGCCAAGGAGAAGCGTGACCTAGGGATCAAGATGAGTGAACTTGAGGAACTTCAAAAGAGTTCTCAAATTTCCAAATTGATTATAGATACAGTTCCTTCTGAAGACTTAAAGGCTAAGCTCATATCAGTAGTAGACAACTACGAGTCCGAATCGGGCATTGTCGCCCTGACTCAACAATGCGGGGAATTGAAGGGAAGGGTTGAAGAGATGGCGAGGGTACTGAAGGACACGGAGGCTGAGAGGTACGCGCAATTTATGTGTTTAATTTGTCAAGATCGTCTTATTGACCTATTTATTGACCCGTGTGGCCACACGGTCTGTCACCAATGTTGGGTAAACACCCGAGACAAACGTACGTGTCCCGGGTGTCGAGGAGACGTCCACGCAGTGAAGAAGATTTTTAGTATGTGAGGAGAGAACGCAAGTCCTCGACTCCCGGACCTGAATACGTCCCTAAACTTTTCGCCCGACCTTGGCGCAGTGGTAGCGCAAAGCACTGTAGAGATATAGTCCGTTATGCTTTGGTCACGTGTTCGAATCACGTAGGTCGGAAGGAGCGCACATAGTATAGTGGTAGTACAGCACCCTTCCAAGGTGCTAGCTCGGGTTCGATTCCCGATGCGCGCAGGGACCTTTGGTCCCACGGGAAACTTGTTTCCCTCGTGCTCTCGTAGCTCAGCCGGTAGTTTTCACCGTTAGCGTCAGACTGTTAATCTGAATGTCACAGGTTCGACCCCTGTCGGGAGCGTTTTTCATACACGTCCTGTATGAAAAATACTTCACCGTCTTTTGTTTGGCACAGCCACCATCATGGTTCCGTTTGGCCCGACGACGAGTTTGGTTCCACGAGCCTTGGCGCGTTTCCGAGCCGCAATGCCACGTGCGCGCGCCTGGATCGTGGTCGCGGCAGCATGTGCCCTGGGGGACCCTGACCCTATGCGTCGAACACGTGGAAGCGCATTTAAAGCGCGCTCGAGGGCGGCGTGGTTGCCCCGCGCGCCGTTTATGACGTTACGTGCGAACGAATTCGCGAGCGCCTGATAGGACCGAGGGAACGAGTTGATATTCAGGTACTGGAGTCGGCGAAACTGATCAGCCATTTCCATAATGGCAAACTCGCGCTCAAGCGTCCGTCTGACCTGGTTCATGACAGCGGGCGAAATGTTTGGTTGAGAGGGTCTGTACGGCGAATGAGAGTTTGCTGAACGAGGTGACCGTGGCATTACTATTATTAGCCTCTTAAAAAGTTCGGACGCTTTTCTATAAAAAATGAGTTTCGTTCGCCTCGTTGATTCGATGGGTACGGACGCATCTATCGTTCAGGCCGCCCGCGTCTCGTACGGCGAGGGAACAAAGTCTGTGAGCGACGATCGTGCCCTGATTCGGTATCTCATGCGCCACAAGCACAATACACCGTTCGAGATGGTCGAATTCAAGTTTCATATTCGGGCACCCATCTACGTGGCGCGTCAGTGGTTGCGTCACCGAACAGCATCTGTGAATGAAATGAGCGCTCGGTACTCCATCATTCCGGATGAGTATTTTCTCCCTGGTGAGCTTCGTAAGCAGGCGCAGACGAGGGGGCAGGGGGGAGAAGAACCCCTCGAGTCCCCGAACCTTTTGACGAAGCAAAAGTCTTCATGCGACTTTGCGTTTTACGTATATGACGAGCTGATCGAAAAGGGGGTCTCTCGCGAGCTTGCCCGAGCGCACTTGCCCCAGTGTACATTTACTGAATTTTACTGGAAAATTGATCTTCATAACCTCCTTCACTTTTTGTCCCTTCGTATGGATGATCACGCCCAAAAGGAGATTCGGGACATTGCGGTCCAAGTCTATGATTGTATCAAGTCCATTGTCCCCGTGACGTGTGAAGCCTTCGAAGACTTTCGGCTCGGGTCCGTGACTCTGAGTCGTCACGAGGTGGTGGCGATTCGTAACCGTGTTTATGATATTCCGGGCAAAGGTGAAAACTCGGAGTATCATGAAAAGTTAAAGCTTTTGGGCGTGTATTTTCCAGTAGAGGACAATGGAGTTGCAGAGCAACGACTCGTGGCGGAGCCACTCGGACCTGGAGCCCCGAGTGCTTGAGTTTCTCAAGGAGCGTGGACCTGTGACCGTCAAGTGTATTTCAAAGCGTCTCGGCCTCCCACGCAACCTCGTGCGCGGTGCTCTGTGGCACTCGGACAACACGTGCCGCGTGGACCGGTCCCCGGTGTGTCGGCGGAAGAAGCCCATCTGGTCCTGGTCAGAGACGCGGGTACGGTCGGACACCCATAAGGTGTCTCATCTTGTCCTGCGTTCGACGCTGGAAGAACATGAAGATGAAGACCATTAAAGGTAAGCTCCGTAATTCACCCAGTGCGGAGTGCTCGTAGCCGTACCACCCTTCGAGTGGGAAGGGGATATTCTTAATGAAAACGCGCGAACCATAAATAATCGCACCTATAATTCCAAACTGTACACTCACTTCCAAAAAGATTCTGAAATTCGACTTACTCTCGTCAAGTTCAGGGGTCAGAGCGTCAAGCCCCATGGACACGAGGTACGCAAACACGAAACAAGCAATCCCGACCCACGCAACACCCAAGGTCTTGATGACTTGCTTGTTCATTACTCTTTAGTAAGAGAAAAACTCTACGCTCTCGTAGCATAATTGGTCAATGCCCCAGCCTTATGAACTGGAGATTCTGGGTTCAAGCCCCAGCGAGAGCAACCCCGAACAGAACTCGTTTCTGTTCTTTCGCATCAGTGTCCGAGTTGGTCTAAGGAGATCGGCTTAAGAAACCAGTCGCGTGGAGGACCTTTGGTCCGACGGGAGCGTAGCTCCCTTGACTGTTGACCCGAAAGGGCGAACAGTCCTACGGACTGACTAGTAGAGACCGATTGTTCACAAGAACGCGTGGGTTCGAACCCCACCTGATGCAAAAAGGCGAACCTTTTTCCCTTTTCATAAAGTAATGGACTTTATGAAATGTGAATGGTCCGAGTGTTGCATCGTCACTCTCAAGGTTCGGGACTATCCCGCAGAAGGTATAACCCTCGAAGACATCAAACCTCTCATACATGAGATTCGGTCCAAGGCGAAGGATATGATTATCAGGGCCGATCTCTCAGGTGTGGGTCTCGTGGGTATTGAACGGTTCAAGATGATCGTGGGTATTTGTCAAGAGGTTGTCGAGTACACGAGGGATGATAATATCCTTCGAAAGATTGAGATACAGGGCACGGGATTCATATTCAGGACTCTGTACGGACCCATCAGTCTCGCAATCCCCAAGTACTTCCGCGATATGATTCAGTTTATTTAATAGGTTCAAAGAGTAGATGGCGGAGTGCTCTTGGCTCCGCTTTTGCCCCGACCAAGACGCGAAGGTTCTGTACGTCACCGTCTCCGTGGCTGAACTCATCAGAGTCCAACCGGGGACGGTGGAAGGGATAGACGAATACTGTGCACAGGAACTCTTTCCTTTGCTTGACCAAATTGAACACCTGTGCGTGTCACAGGGTCTTCGTCAGGTGTGCTCAGCCGACGTCCAAGGTGTGAACATAACACACGTGAAACCCATAGCCATGGTCCGTATGATTTGGAACGTCTATGAGCACACGAAGAACTGTATTTTACTTGACAGGTGTGAGCTTCGGGGCGGGGACTCGCTCTTCACGACCCTTGTCGAGGCGGTCCGTGGGTTCCTCCCGCCTTTTATGCGGGGTATGATTACGTTAATTCCCTGACAAAATTGTGTGGAGGAAGTGTAGATGATACCAAAGGTGACGCACCAGATTTGGTTTCAGGGCTGGAACAACTTACCTGAAAAATATCGCACTGACACCGAAAAACTTTCAATTTTGAACCCAAATTGGGAACACATGAAGTGGGACGAAGAGGGACTCAGGACCGAGTGTGAAAAGTTCAGTCCCGAGGCCCTCGCCAAGTTTGAAGAGTTTCCTCATATGATTCAAAAAATTGATTTTGGAAGGTGCGTCGTACTTCACAACTATGGAGGAGTATCTGTAGATTGTGATGCCGAGTGTCTTCGACCCTTCGAAAAGACCCCAGGTCTTGACAGGTACGACTTAATTTTATCAAAAAATCCATTGAACAGACTTGAAAACAAGGTTGCCTCTTTTGGATTCTCCAAAGACATGGTCATGGTCAATAACGCCACGATATGTTGCACAAAGGAACACGCACTTATGAAACAATTTATTGAATTTTTGATCAAAAATGAATCTTGGAACGAGGATGTGGTTATAGATACGCAACTCAAGACGGGTCCTCTCATTACAAGTATATTTTTCAATAGATATTTAGATGAACCGGAGATGAGTATTTTAGATCATGAAATTTTCGAACCATGGGGGGGCGTCACGAAAAGGACCGTTCTTGATCATAAATGCGATCAATCGTGGACGGGGTTCATGGCTCTGCCTGTAGTTTTTTATAAGATGGTCAGGAACAATCTCATATGGTTCCTTTTACTCTGTATCGCGATTGTCAAATTTGTTTTCATACGTAAAATAGTTGAAAGGAGTCTTACATAAAAGCGTGATTTGCTTGAACGCCAAGAAATGAGTGACCTCCTCGTGTTCTACCCACAAGGGAAGTACCTACATATAGAATTCCTAGGGGGGAAATACATTGAGAACCAACCCAAGGATGCTATAGAGGCTTCTGAATTTGCACTGAAAATCAAGCCTGTCATTGCTCAACTCGATGCGTACGTTGAGAAACACGGACTCAAAGAGATTGTCGAGTTAAATCTCAAGGGTGTTCCAATTTCGAAACTCAATTCTGACACGGCTATTCACCTGATGAAACTCGTCGGGGAGATTCGACCGGACAAGGGCCTCCTTGAAAAGATTAAGATTACAAATTCGAACCCTATTTTCAACATGGTTTATCGAGGCGTCAAGAGTCGGCTTCCCGACCGCATCAAAGGTATTGTAGAATTTGACAATGACGGTAAATTTTTTTAGGTGCGGAGCCTTGTAAAATTTTGGGCTCCGTGACTTTTTTAGGTGCGTTATATTAGATGACAGCAGGGACTCGGTGGCATCCAGACGAGCAGGAGTTTCTGGCGAAGCTCGAGCACCAGTGTAACCTGTACCAAGAACATCACAATAAAGACCACATGTATTACCAAAAACTCGCTTCGAGGTTCAACGTCCCTATCCTGGTCATATCGGCTCTGAACGCCCTGTGCGCCATAGCCCTGAACGACTTTTTGGCCCAAAAATACGTGAGTATTCTGAACGCCATATTGTCTTCGGGAACGGGCGTTCTTGGGTCCGTTCAATTGTATCTCAAAATTAACGAGAAAATGACAAACTCGATCCGGGCTTCACTCCTCATGAAGCGTCTGGCGCTCAAGATTTCCAAGGAACTGAGCATAGAACCAGAGAATCGCGTCACGGATGGACAGGCTTTCTTGGCCGATTGTTTCGCCGAGTTTAACACGGCGCTCGAACAAGGAAACCCGGTGGAAAAAAGCCTAGAGAATCACCTGGCCTTTACACAAGTTCCAAAGAAGGAAAGGTTCAACCTCTTGAGTTTAGCAGCGACGGCTGTGACGGGGTCGCCCCGGAAGGACTCTACGGAGTCGTCATACGGAAATCTCTCACGTCTTGGGGAGCCTCGCGCCAAAAAGCTTTGGGGTCTCGTTGAAAAAGTTCAAAGAGACGCTCGTTCTCATGGCGTATTACAAACTCATTTTCGTCAGACCGAGTCAGGTTCGGAATCCCCTCAATCGATTCCAGAAGAGCCGGATACAGAGCTTGGAGTTCGGGGCTCCTGAGTTTCGCCACCTCGAAACTGAGGTCCAGGTCCAACCCACCGTCCGTCCGCACCCAGACGTGCTCACAGGCCTCCTTCGTCTCATGGATAACACAGTACCCCTTGACCAGGGAAGACTTGACTCCCTTTTGTTCCAAATATCGCTTCAGAAGTGCATTGTGATGCACAACGTTCCCCGAGACGTTGTGCATTTTGATTCGCAGGGCAATACGGCGAAGATCCACGTCCATATATGTAGTATATTTTTGTTTCCTTATATTATGAACTGGTTTACAGGACTTTTACTCGGAATCTTAATAACAATTGTACTTCTCGTTATTATTGCAAATGTGGTTCCAGTTGATCAGACGCCGGCGCTCGCCCCTGGACCTGGGCCAGCAACAATTTTAAACACGTCATCGACCACCGCACCTGTCGCGTCTCCCGGACCCGCAGCCCTCTCCCCGACCACGAGCCTTGCGTCCTTCTCACCCGCACCTGTCGCGTCTCCTGGACCCGCACCTGTCGCGTCTCCTGGACCCGCACCTGGCCCATCGCCTTTTTCACCTGCAAGTGGTCCCACACCGCTTCAAAATATAAACCCTAAAAAGGGCTTTGTGTATGATCTAACAATAAGTGGTGCACCAAACACTCAATTTAATACTCAAATGCAGAGCCTAAACCTCGGGTGGTACTACACGTGGGGTTTGACGGGTTCACCCTCTCTGAACATCCCGTTCACACCCATGTGTTGGGGCGGCCCAGACGCTGCAAAGCTGAACCAGATACCAGCAGGGTCAACCGAACTCCTTGCGTTCAATGAGCCAGATGGGAACAACCAGGGTGCTCAGTCGAACATGAGTATTTCACAAATTGTTCAATTGTGGCCACAACTCAAGGCAACTGGTCTGCGTATAGGTTCGATCGCGGCATATACGAGTCCCTTGGCGACGTCATATACCCAGCCTCCAGGCCCTCCAACGGCTGGTCGGCTCCCACCCGCTCAGACCTCTTTGACAACCTCTTACTTTGACGCTTTGTGGACGGCACTAAGCCAGGCTGGGTCCACCCCAGACTTTATCGCACTACACTGGTACGCTCCACCAGATGCGAACGGGTTTTTGAGTTGGATTGATGCTATTTACGCCAAGTACCAGAAGCCCATATGGATCACAGAGATGTGTCCAGCGGACTGGACGGCAACCACAACCACCCCTGAAAAGTTCTCTGTCGCACAAATTCAGACATTTATGGATGCTGTCGTCTCGGGTATGAATTCTAGGTCATACGTTGAGCGCTTCTCATGGAAGACTCGCCCAACAACCGATATTAACATGGGGAACGGCGCACTCATTGCAGATGACGGTACATTGACGCCTTTGGGTCAGCACTACGCAACGCTTTAAAAAAGTCGGACGTGATAGTACCAATGGCAGTTCCGAAGGAACTGGGAGATCCTATTCTGACCCCCAGCGCATCCCGGTTCACAACGTTCCCTATACGGTACCCGGATCTATGGGCACTGTACAAAAAAGCCATTGGAAGTTTCTGGACGGTCGAAGAGATTGATTTGGCCGCGGATCTCAAGGACTGGGACAAGTTGACAGATTCGGAGAGGCACTTCATCAAACACGTACTGGCCTTCTTTGCCGCCTCGGACGGAATTGTCATGGAAAATATCGATTTGAACTTTTCAAGGGACGTGCAGATTCCCGAGGCTCGGTCATTCTACGCGTACCAGGGATTCAACGAGAGTATTCATTCGGAAACTTACAGTTTGATGATTGATAAGCTCGTCAAGGATCCGACCGAAAAGGCGGACTTGTTCCGAGCGATCGAGACTGTTCCCTCTGTCAAGAGG